ATAGGCCACAAGACGCGAAGTCGCGGCGCTGCCGGTATCAATGTAAATCAGCAACGCCTCGACGCTGTTGCCAGTTACGGCAGTAAACGTCACGTTATCGCCATCAAACAGGCCGTCAGTAACGGTCGTATTGTTGATGGTCTGCGGCGTACCGATTACAGCCGCCCCCGCTACGTCGCTGTAGAACTCGTTGGCAGCGCTATAGGTATAGGCGCCCGTATCAATCAGGGCAACCTTGACCGTGCCATCGTTCAAATCGACGTTGGCCGAAGCATCAAGCAAAGCCTGCTTGTACTTCGGATAGATCGCATTTGCCATGATTGAGTGTCCTTAGACCTTCAGAGCCGCCAGTTTGGCGTTAAACGCAGCCTTCTCAGCCTCCAGAGCCTTACGCTCGTCGGCTAGACGCGCCTTCTCGGCCTCAACAGCCGCTTGAGCGTCAGCGAGCGCAGCATTGGACGCAGCCGAGTTCTTAACAAACGCGGCGCAATCGTCCTCAAACTTAGCGACCTTGTTGATAAAAGCAGCATCAGCGGCAAAAAACTTGGTTTTCTCTTCCTGCAACCACTCTTCACGAGCAGCCAAGTCCGCGTTTTGCGCGGCTACGTCGGCCTCGGCCTTCTTGGCGTTTTCCATAATCGCCGCAGCAGCAGCCTTTATTTGCTCTGCCTCTGCCAGCGTCTTGACCTTGGCGTCCTGCTCGGCAACCTTTGCCAGCAGACCACGCAGTTCCGCGATGCGGCTATCAAACGCGCCTGACAGAGCCGCATTAACAGCAGCCACATCCAGCAGGGCCAAATTGTCTACGGTTTGTGATGAGACAAACATGGGTTAGTCCGCCATTGCTATGCAGTAAAGGTTGCCGCCCGCCGCATCCTGAATAGCCGAAACAGTGATCGGCGCTCCAGTCGTGTTGTCGGTAGGGATAATGATGGGCGCGTTAGCCGGGAGCGGCAAATCTGCCGTCGTCGCCGTGCCGCCGACTCGCACATACGCCGCAGTGCTGCACCACAGCAACACAGAGGCAGTGTAGGACGGAACGGTCGTGCTACCCGCCGTGCCAGTGTAAGAGGTCTTTGTGGCCGACCCGTAAATCGGGCGGCGAATGACCAAGCCAAGTGATGCAGCCATGTAGGATTACCTCAAGCCAAAAAGCGCAATTTGTACAAAGTAGAAAGGTAAAGCGCGACGATTTCGTCAATGATGTTCTGAATAGCCGTATCGCTCTCGTCGCAGAACTTGTAGCGATTAGCCTCGATCTCGGCCAACTGATCCTGCAAGAACTCGACAACATTGCTGGTCTTTTTTGCCGACATTAGCGTGATCGGCCCAATCAGGCCGTGACGCCCCTGATAAGCCTCCGCAAAGTCGTCAGCCAGATCAACCACCTTGTCGTAAAAGCCGCCCAACGCCTTGTGCTTGGCGTAAGAGCGAGTGTTCAGATGCACGGAATGGGTGACATCCCGCGCTAGAAACAACATGCCTACAAAGTCAGCCGGTTTCATACCATTCCCTCGCCCATCTGCGGAGTTTCACGTGGAACTTCCGTGGGCATTAAATCTGCGCTTGACATCATACCTGAAATCGTGCCCATAACGATGTCCTGAATCTGCTCTTCGGACATTCCGCTCTGAACAGCGCTGATGCGCTTGGTTTCGGCGTCGTAAGCCTTGATGGCCGCTTCCTGCTCCTTGATACGCAGTTCGGTGGCTTCCATCGACTGCGATACGCGCTGGAGCATCTCTTGCATCATCTGCATTTCCTGACCCATAACCTCAATCTGCTGGTTAGCAGCCTGCAACGCCGGGTCTTCATCCGGGTCAGCAAGGAGTTTGGGGTCAATCGTCTTAGCCAGACGCTTGGCGATCTCTTGGGCGCCCGGCCAATCCATGTTCTTAACGAACAGGTCGCCAGCCACCTGCCAGAGGTTCGGGTTGGCTTGCAGGATTTGCGACATGGCTTCCATCGCTTCCTGACGCTTGGTCAGGTAGGACGGGCCAGTCGTCACCGCCACGTCGTACTTACCGACAGACGGGTTGTAGATTTTCTCGATGACAATACCGGCCTGATCCACGATCTTGCGGACAGGCTCTTGCTGCATCGGGTCGATACGCACCGTGCTTGTCTCACCGTCAATCCCGATGATCCGAGCGATACGCTGGGTATCGTAAATCTTCGGAATCAAGTCCACGAGTTGACGCGTGACGTAGCGGATAGCGCGGGCAAGGTTATCGACGTAGTGATATGACCCCGTATCGCCCTGACGTTCACGCGCCAGAATGGCTCTCCCCGACCGCTCGTTAGACGTGGCGCCCAGGCTAGAGTCATAGTAGCCCGTCGTGGACTTAATATCGTCCGACGCGCCCATCTTAGCCTGAATAAGCCCCGTTTGAGCAAGGGGCGGAGCAGCACGCTGCGGCAGCGGCAATATCGAGCCAGCGCCGTCAGTTACGTCAGGATTGACCTCAAGGTACGGCCAGTTCTGTGTGTTAGCCGTCTTCCACTGATGCTCGTATCCCTCAAACTGCCCGCCATAGCCGATAAACGGCGCTTTGGGGGCCAAAGCGAGCATTTCCGCCTCTTGGGATACCCAGTAGTTGTACATGCGCTGCGCGTCTTTGGCGTTACGCACGAGGCCGCTAATGTAGATGCGGCCTTCAACTTCGTATTCGTTACCGACGACGCGAACGACCGGAATCCACTTACCCGGCCATTCCTGCTCTTCGAGGATTTCGTAGCCGTTGGTCTTGATCCACTTAATCTTGCGGATGTCCACTTCGCGGCTGCGAACGGACTGCAAGCCCATCATTTCCAACTGCTTGGCTTCGGGTGAACCCGCAAACGCCGTCTGGTTGCCCGGATAAAGGTTTAACTTCGCTTTTTCGTAGTAAGCGTAGAAGTATTCCGCGACCCGAACGGAGTCATCCGTAATCCATTGCGCCAGATTCTCGTCACCAACACCACGCTGCTGGATCGACGAGATTGGCTCGGCGTCAGGAAAATGACGCTCAAACTCCTCACGCGGCATGTCCTCAGTAATGAAACACCACTCAGCATCCGACCCGCAGGGGTCTTGAATGTGAGGGTCCATATAGACCGAGAACGAGTTTCGCACACGTCCGATACGAATGTCTTGGTCGAACGTGTTGTCGTCGCAGTATTCGGTCAGAATGCGGATATAGCCTTCGCCGTAAGTAACCTGGTTCTCGCACGCAGTGTCGTAAGCGACATCGGCGTCCGAAATGTACTCGATGTGACGGACGATACCGTCAAAAATCTCAGCAACTTCAACGTCGGCCTGATCATCAACCGGAATGACCTTGCCCGAGGGGCGGTTCTGGCGCTGGTCGTTAGTGACCTGCCGAACGTGCTGGGGCAGTTTGTTGATGGTTAGGCAGGGACGCGCATTAATCGTCTGACCCTGCACGGCACCACGGGTAGCCAGCACTTCCTGCGGCCACTGCCAGCGGTTGTCCGGCGAGCCTGCCATAAAGCGCAGATCGTCCAGTTCGCTGTCACGGGACTCGCTATACGCGGTCAGCGATAGCGTCATCCGGGTACGCGCTTGCGCTAGGATGTCCGCATTGCTCTTCCCGCGACGGGATTCTGGCGTGTTGGCGACGTAACCGGCGCCTTTAATGCCTGTAGGGTCTTTAGCCATTATTTGCGCTTCTTTGCTGCTGCTCGACGCTTGACCGAATACGCGATGGCAACGGCCTGCTTGACCGGCTTACCCGACTTCACTTCCGCTTTGATGTTCTTGCGGAAAGCGGCCTTGCTCGCGGACTTGACTAAGGGCATTAGCCCATCCGTCCACGCGGCTTAACGACCGGAGTCGGGCGAAATGCGACCGTCGTACGGATCATGACCTCGTTTACCCGACGCGGACCACGCGGGGCGGGGATACGGGGCTTCGGTTGACGCGAATTCACGATCATGTCGCCAATCGTGGCGCCGGGAGATACCCCAACAGGGCCGTACTTCATGTTTATTTCCTCTTTTTGGCCGTTTTGGCCGATTGACGGAACGCTTTAGCGGTCGGAGCGCCTTTGGCACCCGGTTTACGCATTTTTTCGCCAGAACCGGCAGCAATACGTGCCCGTTTTTCGTGGATTCGGGCGTACAGCCCCTTTTTAGCAGCCATTAGTTACACTTCCATCGTCTGAGTGATGCTTTAGCACGTTCAGCAGGCCCCTTGGCGTTGCGAACGACCCCTTTCATGCGAGCGCAGAAAGACTTTTTACGCCCCGCGTCAGCCTTGGTCTTCGGGTTTGGCGCCGGAGCCTTCAGTTTACTGCCCGTAGCGCGGTTGTACTTGGCTCTGCCCTTGGCGGTCAGGCCAGCACCTTTAGAAACGGGCTGCTTTTCGCCGCGACCGACGGACAGTGATACGGACTTTTTAGCCACCTAGGCACCCATCCACGACGAGAGCATCTCGCCGCGTCCTGAAAACTTACGCTCGATTTTAACTCTTGACTCCCGACTTGCAACAGGGTACGCGAAAGTAACCGCCAAAGCATCTGCTGCGTCAGGCGAGGCGAGACCCCTAGCCTTCATGTCTTTCTTGGCTTCCAGCGCTATCGACCCGGAAGAGTTCGTCTTGTACTGCGGGCTACAGAGGTCGGATTTAAGCATCCGGTCGTTCGGTATCGAGGCGGTGCGTAGCCACTGGCGCATGTCGCCCCACATCTCGGCACGCTTGTTCTGCCACATTGCAGGCTTTGACGACTTCCAGCCAAAGTTGACGCCGCGCACCTTGTACCGCTGTTCTTTCAAGCGATCCAAGATGCCGTAGCCGAGGCCACCTTCGTCAAGAACAACCAGCGCAGGGCGGAACTCTTCGATAGCGTCGATTACCCGCCCGACGATCTCCATCGTATCTTCGCCTTTATAGCGCTTAATCGCGACAATATCGCGGCCCTGACGCGCCACAATGACCGTCGAGTCATTACCGCTTCTAGCCGGATCAACGCCCAATACAATCGGAGCAGTTTCATCCTGCCACTTAGGGCGATTCGCTGCTTCGTCCACCAGGCTCGGAGGGATGAACTGGTCGTCTCCATCGGCGGGGAACTGTCCATACACTTCGATTCGGGCTTGCGGGGAGTCCGCGCCGTACTCTTCGATGATTTGCTCGTAGACCGCTTTGTCGGTGTCTTCGACTTGGCGGGCGTCGATGCTTTGCGTTGCCCAGAAGTTCCTTTTCGCGTTGAAGCACTCATAGAAATAGCCCTCGTTTCGGCGTGGGTTGCTAAACGCAAACCAGAAACGGTTTGGCGTGTTTTCAGTAAAGAAGCCTTGGGCAACGTCCCAAATCTTGTCTGGGATACCAGAACTTTCGTCAAATATCAGCATGACGCCATCAGAGTTGTGCAGACCCGCGTAGGCGTCTGGGTTCTCTTCTGACCACAACCGGCCTTCAATAGACCAGTATCGCGTACCTTTTCGCAGGTCGCGCTCCACCAGTTCCGACAGCCACTTGGCAGGGGTTACGCGGGTAGCAGAAATCTCAAACCAATGGCTGTTCATAGACATCGCCAGCCACTTGGTAATTTCCGACCACGTAATCGAGCGCAACTGCGCTTCAGAGTTAGCCGAAACAATGACGCTACCGCCGATGCGGGTAGAGAGCATCCAGATAACAAGCCAACTAACCAAGGCGGATTTGCCGATACCGCGGCCTGACGCCACGGCCATCCGCAAGACCCTAAAGTCTACTTGCCCATTATTGGCATCAATATGCTCTTTAACCTGACGCAACACGTCCCGCTGCCAGCGTCGAGGGCCAGCGTGATGCTCAAGCGGCGTACCTTTCTTGCCCCAAGGAAAGACGAATCGGACAAAGGCTTCAGGATTGTTAGCAATTTCTTTAGACCATAGGCGCGACATCAGCGCCATTTCTTCGTCAGCGGTGTAGATCGTCGTTTGCATTAGGCGGCCATCTGCCTTTTGGCTGCTTGATAAGCGTCAGAGGCTAACTCAGGCGTAGCAAAAAGTCCTAAATGGCGGTTCTTGCGATTGACCTGAATCTGCGCCGCCCACTTACCAGACGAGTGCTTGGAGACGCCGATGTACCCGCTGGTGTTATTTCGGTATTGCCCTTTGTTCTGCATGTTGCCGAGTTGGTCAACTTCGCGCAGGTTGGAAATGCGGTTATCTGTCTTGATGCGGTTGATATGGTCTATAGCCGGTTCCGGCCAGCGACCATGCGTATACAGCCACGCCAGTCGGTGTGCCTTATAAGCAACACCATCTACCTTGATGTGGATGTAGCCGCGTGCGTGTACGCAGCCTGCGGGGTTACCGGGAGTCACTTGGCTAAACCTGCTGCACGGCTTGAGCCATGTAAAAACGCCAGTTGCCGGATCATAGTGCAGCAACTCTTTCAGGCGGTCTTGCGTTAGAATCTTCGTAGCCATAATCAGCCTCTCTTACAGGTTGGTTGGTCAGAAGCCTCGATCCGCTGGAACGGTTCGGGGCTTCGTCAATTGTAGCATCTAGTGCAGTCGGTGTATCCGACACCACTCGACCCTGAATAACGCGGGATTCCGCCTCTTGCAGCGCCGCGATGATACTGATCTGCGATTTAACATCGACCTGCACCTGGGTCTTAGCGACCCACCCATGCACGTGCTGCAACAGAGCAAGTGCTGCCTTGCTATCGCCACCAAGAGCCGCCACGCGCAACTGGTTTGCCGCCTCAAATTCACTGTCAGCACGACCTTTAGCCTCCGCGATAGCAGCCGCGTTATCCATCTGGCAGAGCCTACGATACTCGGTCGGCAGCATGTCCGCAGCAAAGGCTAGGGCATCACCCTTTAGCCCAAGTTTGGCAGCCTCGTAAATCTTATCCAAAACCTCCTGAGAGGCTTTGAGTTCCCGAGGCTTAAAAGGGATCGACCTAAACGTCTCCACGTTTGTCCTCGTACTTAAAGGCCAAACCGTCGCATCGAGGCTTATCCGTCACCCAACCGTGGACAACACGGTGAGCGCACCAAATCTTGTTTTGCGGACGGGTTACTTCGGCAGACCAGAAGCAGGAGCGGCATA